CGCCACAACATAACCAAGCGCTACCCGCGGGGTCCCGCCATCGGTAGCCGCGGCCTGAAGAACCTGATTAACTTCAAATCCCACTACATCGCCGGGATTGGTCAACACGATGACACCCGTAGTAATCGAAGTCACCGCGCCAAGCGTACCGGTCCCAGACCGGAACAAAGAGGCACAGATTGAATTAGTAATAGAGCGGAACGCGCCATCAATCATCAATTTGGACCCTTCCAAGAAAGACATTTTATCGGTCTTACTTGCGAGCATGGTCTGATTGTCAATCTGAGCAATCGAGTAATCAGATGCGCGGGTCAATAGGAAGGACTCAACCTGCACCGCGCTCTGATTAGTCTGAGCCGTGGAAAACGTGCTAGAGCGGCCCTGAGAAACACCCGTGATAATCGGGATTGGCTTATATTTGCCGCCAAAATTAGTGCTCTTTTTAACCATCGCGAAAAACGGATTATCAGCATAAACCAAGTTTTCGACCGTTTGACCGTCATAAAGTTCTTTAAGCGCCGCGTTCATCGCGGTTAAATCAAGAATACCCATTGTAATCTCCTAGAGAGTTTAAGTTTCAAAATGCCCGAAATTGCCTGGGCTTTGTTTTGATTCGCTCTAGTTCCGGTTACTGATTGCCGGTTCTCAATGGGATTGGCTTGATGAGCTATAACCTTGCTCAAAGGTTCTCGGTTGCTAGTGAGAAATGAGTTGCATGGCTATTATTACACTATTTAGTCATCGCTGCAAGCGCCCGCGCCATGCGTTCATTTTCATTCTTTGCGGGAAGCATACTCGGGGCGCTAGAACTCGTAACCGCATGGGACAAAGTAGGGGATGCCGCCGGCTTAGCTGGGGCCTTGCCCGCCTCCCCAGGCGCAAGCTTAGACCTCCATTTTTTAGTCCCTACCGATTTTTCTACTAACGAATCATGGTAAGCCTCAACCAAGTCCGCGGCCTCCTTCATGCTCATCGCTTTGGGCTTAGGGCCGCTTTGGTTTTCATTCCATTTCTTGTATTCTTGCTCCCAATGCTCAGTCACGGTCGCAACCACTAGGTCCTGGGACTCATTCAAAGCAATCAATTCATAATCAACAGGGTTTGAAGCTACCAGTGCATCAACCCCGGTTCTAAATTCAGCTAATGCGTTATCATAAGTCTGTTGCGCCTGAGTCTTGCTATTGTTCTCCGCGTCAAGTTTCTCCTGGTCTCGGGCGGCTTTAATCTCCGCAATCTGTTGTTTAATTGATTTGAGTTCAGTCTCAGGAGTCGATTTACCCTCATTTAAAATGTAATCGGTCGCCTCTTGATAAGTGTACCCCTTGGCTTGTAGAACCGAAATAGGGTCTGATGCGGTCTCAAAGGCTTTTAATTTAGCTTCCCGTTCCGACATTTGGGACTGTTGAGTTTTAATCAATTCCCGTTGTCTCTGAAGTGCCCTCTCTTTTCTGACAAGAGCCGAAAACTCAGCCGATTTAACCCCCGCTTTAGGCGGTTCCGGCGGGGTTACGGCCGCTGCGGGTGGGGTTGTTTCAACTGGGGCAGTCGGTTCAGTTACAATCGGGGCGGTTTCACTCATCTTATGCGGCTCCTGGTACATTGGTTAAGAGTTCGGAAATAGGACGCGGGGCGGGGACTCCTTGCGGGCCCCCTAGGGCGGGCTGGGCCGCGGCTTGAGCCGCAAGTTTTGCTTTTTGATCCATCATGACTAATTGGTCATTCCAGGTATTGAGTAAAGCTAATTTTTCAGGCTCGAGGCCGTTTACATGACCCTTGGCGATATATTGAAGGACCAACTTAGCGGCTAGGTCCAACTTCATTTCAGGTTCAGGCGGGGTATAACCATTGTCCTCATCGGTCCCGTCAACAATCTTATCGAGAACCATTGTAATCCAGTCCTCTTGAGCCTGGGCCAAGCTTTCATATTGTTCTAGGTCCGGGAAATCGAGTAACTTTTGGCCCGTCAACGGGTCCATAAACCCAGCCTGGATATATTCTTGAACCGTCTGTATTCGGCCGGCGGGGTCATTCGGCAATGAAGAGGTTGGATAAATCCTCATTACATATTGGTCATCCCTCAAATCAACATCGCTCCAAGGGATTGTCTCAAAGAACCGCTTCCCAGGCGCCCTTACCTCAAAGTTATTATTCCTAGCGTGAATATCCTTGCCTACAGATACCGAAAGCTTAGCCAATTGCATAAAAAACCGCTCATAGGCTTGCCCGGTAGTCATAAACCTTTCGGTTTCAATGTCGTTATAGGTTCTCAGCGCCTTGCCTGAGTTCAGACCCGCGGGCTTTTGGGACGTTGCAGACAATTGCGAAATCCCCGCTTGCTCAAAGGCTGAGGTCTTGAGCGTTTGCAAATGGCTGTAATATTCGGGCTGGACCATGGGGGGGATAAGGTATTGGGGCATCTCCTCGCCCGTGATAATCGCCCCGATTTCATTATTAATATGCTCCTTGGGTAGCTTGCTACCGGTTTTCATCCAAACTTTGAAAGTACCGGCTAGATGCATAGTACGCTGGATCAACATGAGGATTTTATTGATTTCAAGTTGAGCCGGCTGAATTTGCTCAGCTAATGACTGCCCCCAATACCCATAAAGCCTTTTTGACCATGGGAGTTTGGCAAAAGGAAAACAATCTTTCTCCCAAGCCTCTTCAAATAGATTATTGTTTTCAAGGTTGATTGTATGAAGCCCATCGGTAGCTCCCGGGCCGGACCTTAGATGCCATGACTCAACAACCGTAACCTGGTCGGCTACATTTTGATAACCCCCGATTAGGTCCGCGGATGCCGAGTTAGCCCCCATAATGGCGGCCTTTTTATTTGGAAATAGATCACATAGCACCGCCCGGTCTACATTTTTAACCCGGTGCAACTGGCGCGGTTCCCCATAAAATGACTCCATCCAATCAACATAGAGTTCAGACGCAATTACCCGCTCATACTTAACTCGCCCGTGTAAATCGTAAACCTGGACAAACCCGTCCCCCAAAATGCACGAATCCCTGAAAATATCAGTCCCGAGCGCATAAGCGTCATTTTCATAAAAAACGCCCTCTACAAATTTATCTAGTTTCTTAGCCTTACGCTGAATTTTATACTGGCCCCCAGAAGTGAGAAACATTGGCACGGGCTTATTTTTCGCCATCTTTGCCGTAATTGTATCGGTGCAAGACTGAATCACGTTGTAAGAAATCCGGTCTTTAACGCTATGCTGCACTGATGCAATCTTATTCATACTAAGGCCCGATAGGCCCATGAGGTTCACATTACCGTAAAGCCTAGTGCTAATCTGGTATTGAGTTTGCCGGCGGGAGTCAAAGGAAGCGAGACTTTTTACAACGCTGGTAATTGCATGGGGCCGCTCTTTGGGGGGGGACAACCACCACCGCCGATCCATCGCACCGGGGGGGACTAAGGACGCACCGCCATTTGAAAAACTCAATACATCATTCTTTGCCATATATCCCCTTATGGTTGGACAATATCCCCTTGAGGCCTATCGGTATCGCCCGCGGACCAATATAAAATCTCATCCTCGCTCATGATTTTCTCAGGCTCAGAAATAACCGATTCAGCCTTAGTCGCATCAGTTGAAATCCAAAACTCTAGTTCAAAGTCTTTGGTCCTAAATCTTTTAATCCCGAGTTCCCGGAGTATGGGGGTCAAAGCCCTTAACTGTTTTCTAGTCATAAGCCATCATCAAGACCCATGTCAGGCCAATTGTCATCCGTATTATTCGCTTTGCTTTGTTTTTCGGCGACGACTTCCATCTCTTCAATTTCCTTACTATACCATGCATCAGTATTAGGTAAAATCGGGGGGGGCGCCGGCTCAGACAACCAATGGAGCGACTCTCTAAATGCATATAATACCGCATCGCATATATCGGAGTGGTACTTATCGGAAATCACTGTTTTATCCGAGGTCGATTTATCCTTGTCCTTCTCAATTAAAAAGCAATCCTGGGCAAAGGCCGAGTTCTCTTTTGCATACAAATGCCGCGTGCGCATCGCATCATTAAGGAACTCAATAAATTCAATTTTTCTGGATTTCTCAGCCGCTTCAATCGGTATTTGCCGGCGGCGCTGGATTTCTACAGCAATCTTTTTGCCTAGACCCCCCGTATCCATTACGATTTTAAGCGGGTCATACCGCTCCATTCGTTCCTCTATTTGATCGGCGAGCTCAGTAATCCCCTGTTTAGCTACGATCAACTCTTCAACTAGGTAGGCCTCTTTAATCTTTGGATGCCAGCCGATAACCGCAATCGCGTCCGCGTCATCGTGACCTATGTCCACTCCGATTACATACTCCCAAACGCCGGCCATCTCGGGGAGCGACTCGTAATGATTTCGGCCCTTGTCATACTTGAATATAAGAGAGTCCGGATCCGCAATCCATTTTCCAAAGCATTCCCTTTGAATCTTGGGATGAGTCCGGAGGACGCCCATCCGCTCGCAATCCGCGTCAATCAATGCGTCAACGGACATACCCGATTTCTTTTCTAGATACGGGTTGTTAAACATAGTCCAATGATGATGGGACCATGACTTACTTTGAGTACAATTA